GGATGGTTGAGCAGATCGAGGCCCAACGCTTCGCCGCAACGCTGGTAGTTGGCACGACCGGTCACTTGAATCAGGCCACGGCCGCGATACTTTTGGCCGTCGCCGTCGGCCTCGAGCGTGTTGCCCAGCCGTGCCGCGAGCTTGCCGGTGTCGTACTTGGCCAGGTACTGATCGCCGCCCAGCTCGCGGACGTAGCGCAGCTGGCCAGACTCATGGCCGACCTGAGCCAGGAACGCACGCTTACGCAGCGGGGTGACGATGCCCCACTTCACCATCGACGCGTTCAACACAGGAAGAAAAACGCCGGCTTGGGTGCCGGCGTTGGGGAGGATCTGTTGCAGTTGCTTGAGAGTGACAGTCATCTTGAATCTCCAGCTGTGGCCACTCAGGCCGGTTTCACATCGACCACCTTCAGTGGCTTGTCGGATTTCTTTTTCTTGCCCTTGGCCTTCGCCTTGCCCTTCTTACCGCCGTTGCACTCCACCGCGGTCGACCAGCCGGAGGCATCGAAGGTCTGCTCGACGCTGTCGACCAGGTACTGGCCATCCAGCCCCTGCTTGAAACCCTGGGCGTTGATCAAGCGCTCGGCGAACAGGTCGGTGCGCCCGGGCATCTGCAAGCGCACACTGGCAGTGGTGCGGTTGAATGCAGCGAGCTTCGCCTTGGCCGCCTGCTCGGCTGCGGACTTGTTCGGGTAGATATGCCGGTCGGTGTGCACGCCCGGCAGCCCCGAGGGGGCATCGTCATTACCCAGCTCGACCACCACCAACTTCCCGGTCTTCTTGTCCTGGTGCTGGGTCTTCACGGACTTCTGCGCGCTGCGATCCCCGAGGCGGAACTGCCACCGGCTCACGTCCGCCAGCGTGATAGTGACCACCCCAAAGGCCTTGCCGCTGGCACCCTGGCTGGCTTCACGGGGCAGGACCAGAAGCTTGCCGTCCGCGACTTTCGCAGTGCAGTCGTATTGCTTGGCCAGGCGGGTGATGAAGTTGAAGTCCGATTCGTTACGCTGGTCGACGCGGTCGACCTTCGTCTGCACGGGGCAGGCCGGTGCCCAGCCGTTGCGAGCGGCAATGTCGCGGACGATCTGCGACAGCGGCACGCCCTCCCAGCTGCCGCTGCGCGTGGTCTTACCGCTGCCGCGCATGCCACTGGCCTTGCCCCGGATGACCATCGTGCGTGGCGGCGAGGAGACTTCGATCTCGTCGACGGTGTACCGTCCGAGGCGGGCCAGCGCCTGCCCCATATAGCCCAGGTAGACCTCGATCCGCGCGCCTCGAGCGGGCAAGGCGACCGCTGCATCGCGATCATCGATCCGCAGCTCGAACTCGTCGGAGTCCATCCCAGGCTTGTCGGTTGTTCTCAGCAGCAACAACCGATCATTGATCAGCGCCGTGATGTCCGCGCCATCAGCGACGATGCGAAAGGTAGGTTGCATAAGCACTCCAGAATGAAAAAGCCCCGCACTCGGCGGGGCTCGTTGAGGGCTGGGGGTTACCCCCACAGCTCGATAGTTTCGATCGATGGCGCAGCAAGGTCGGGCAGCACGATCACCACCCCGGTGCGGTAGGGCTGCGGCTCATCGGCCAGACCCGGATTCTCCTGCAGCACCAACTCGACAGTGCCGTTAAGGTGTCCGTAGTGCTGGTAGCACAGGGTGTCGAGCAAATCCCCGTCAGACGTTCTGCATGTCGTTGCCATACTTCACGAACTCCAGTGAGAAACCCTGCTTGCGTGGGATGCCGCCAGCCAACAGCGCGCCCTGCTCTTCATCGACGCTCAGCAGGCACCAGGTGCCGAGTACGTCACCGTAACCGGTGACCAAGCTGACCGGTTGCAGCCGGCGGGCGATAGCGCGAAGGGTGTCCAACTGCTTGATCCCCCCCTTGAAGCCGGGATAGATCACCCCCTTCAGCGTCATCTTGTCCTCGCCCTGCCCCACCGCCTGTTGCGCGATATCCCGCGTCAGACGCTCCTGGCCGGCCCAGCGCGCTGCCGTTTGCCGTCGCAGCTCGTCGAACGCAGCGGTGTCCAGATTGAAGTAATACGGCTGCAGCTTGGCATCGAGCGGCTGCAGGATCAGCAGATGCGGGAAGGGCTTGATCGCCTCGGCCGCCGGCGTCGCCAGCGATGCGAGCGCGCTAGTCGGCAGGATGTTGGCCAACGACGGACTAACCTGGCCGGCTATCCGGTTGATTGCCGCCGACGCCTTGCCGGCCTGTTCCTTCAGCACGCCGAGACGGTCCTGCACCGCCGCGGCGCCACTGACCACCTGGCTGTAGGTGGATGCCACCCGACCCACGGTGGATTGGGCTGCGCTGATCGCCCGCATGGTGCGCTGCAGCTTCTGGCCGAGGGCCGGGCCGATGATCGGCAAGCCCTCCAGCTCGGCAGCAGCACCCGTCATATCGCTCACAGCACCAGTCAGCGGCCCGAGCATGCCGTCAAGACTGGTACGGCCAGCCTCCCCCGCGGCAATCAACGAAGACAGCGTCGACTGCATAGACTCCATGTAGGCCATGGCACCTCCTTAAACATGGGGTTCGTCGAACAGCTGCCCAGCAGCCTGCCGAGCAAGGTTTTCCCGCGACCAGGTATCCCAGCTATTGCGGATGAGCCCTTCGAGCGAGCGGAACAACTGTTGCGGATCCTTGGCATCACCTTGAACGGTGATCGGCATATTCGGCATGTAGGAGAACTGCTGATCGACTTTGGGCGGTTCAGACTTGGGCTTGGCCTGCTCGAGCGCCTGGGCGACTACCGGAGCTGTGGGTGCCGGCGCTGCAGCTGCAATCGAGCGAGCCACGTCACCAGGCGCCGCGCCCTTGTCCTTGTCGGCCTTCGCCAACTGCTCGTCCTCACCGAACAGCTTCTTGCCGAGCCAACCACCTATGCCCTCCCCGCCCATACCGCCGAAGGCCGCACCAATGGCACCACCGATGGCGGTACCAATGATCGGTACGACCGAGCCAATCGCCGCTCCTACAGCACCGCCAGCCAGGGCACCGGCCAAACCGCCCGCCGCGGTGCCGTAGCCTTCGGCTTTCTCGTCCTGGGTTTTCGCGTTGAGGGCCGTGTCGACCAGGGTCATGCCGGCATCGAGCACCTTCCCGCCCGGCAGTTTGCCAACGAACTTGGAAGCCTTGCCGACGGTACCCAGCATCCGCCCCATCCGTCCGACCTGCGTCGCGGCCGGAGCCATGCTCGCCGCAGCCGATACAGCCGCGCCACCGACGCGACCTCGTCGGCGCCGACGGCGGCGCCTGCCGCCCGGTTCTGGGCCGCCGACCGACGAGCCCAGCCCGCCCAAGTCCCTGGCGTTGACGACGAACACACGTTGCGGCTCATTACCGAGAACACCGCCGGCATCGTTGGCAGCAGCACCACCAAATACTTTCCCCAGTACACCGAGGCCAGCATCCACCGCCTTGTTGCCAGTCTCCGGAAGACCACCTCCAGCACCGCGCCCCATCCGCCGACCGCGCGCCACATTCAAGACGCCGCGCCCGATCTTCGCCGTGCTGTACAGGGTGATCAGCGCACCGATACCAGCGGTGATGCTGGCAATGCCCATCACTACGCCCGGCGCCTTGTCCGACAGCTCCGTCAGTTTGCGTGCCACAAAGTTGATGCCCTGCCCGAGCTTGTCCGTCACCGGCCGGATGGCATCGCCAACGCTGCGCATGCTGTCATCGATCGACTGCAACGTTTCTTTCCAGATCTGCGACGACGTCTCGCGCCGCTCGGCCAGGTTCTTGTCGAGGATCCCCGTGGCCTTGGTCGAGTCGTTCTTGAGCTGGGTGTAGAGGTCGCGATTCTGCGAATAGGCGGTGAGTGCCGCTTTCACTTGCATGTCCGCGAACAAGTCCCCGGTACGCAGGGACTTCTCCAGCGCATCCAGGGCCGCCCTGGCCTTCTCCGGGTCAGCTTCCTTGCTGATTCCGGCTTGGGCATCCTTGATCTTTTTCGCCTTGGCCGGGTCCGTGGCTTCGACATACTTCATCGCCAGGGCCATCGACGACTCGATCGTCGACATGCCTTTCTGGATACCTGTATTCAACGAGGCCTGGTAGTCGATGCCCACATCCTTGTAGGCCTTGACTACATCACCCGAGCCGATCTTCTCGACCCAGTTCTTGAAGTTGTTCGCCGCTTCGTCCGAGCTGCCGGCAGTTTTCATCTGCACCTGCAGCATCGAGCCCAACGACGTGACGGCATCTAGGCCGGTGCTGCCGTTCTTCTCCATCGATGCCAGTAACTGCGGAAACCAGCGGGCCATATCACTGGCCTCAAAGCTGCCCGCCTGGCCCTGGTACGCGATGGCCTCAAGCGCCTGCTGCATGACCTTCGGATCTGTGATCTTGGCGTTCTGCTGCAGCGCCATGATCATCGATGCCGTATCCACGCCACTGGCGCCCTGCCCGACCGCGAACTTGGCCGCTACCGGGGTATAGGCCATGGCCTTGTCCAGCTCCATACCTGCACCGACCAGTTGGTTGATCAAGTCGGCGACATCGTTGCGCGACATGCCATCTTTGGCGGTTTCGATGACCGTCCTGGTCAACTGGGCCTCCTCAGGCTTGTTGGCCACGTCGGCCTTGATCGCAATGTCGCGAATGATGGCCTGGTAATTCGCGCTGATTGTCGCCGGGACAGCAGCCATGCCAACGCCGACAACCGCGGCGCCGATGTTTGACTTCAGCGAAGACTTGCCCGCATCGATCTGCTGCCGTCCCTTCTGCTGCAGATCTGCTGACTTCGCTTCACGCCCAAGGCGCTGGTACTCCCGAGCAAGGCGCCCGACCTCGACGCCCTGTTTCTTCAGGGCATCGAGATTGCCTTCCAGGCGACGCAGCAGGCCGGATGCCGCTGCCGACCCACTGTCATGGGCCTTCTTCCATTCGTCCCTGAGCTTGATCGTTTCGCCGATGGTGTTCTTCAACACCTTGGCCCGGTTGCCCTTGTCCTCGAGCTTCTTGATATGTCCCTGGGCAGTGCCGAATGCCGCACCGAGCGATGCGGCAACGGCGCCGCCGATTTCCAGCGCTATCGCCAGCTTTGCCATGCGCTACCCTCCTGCAGGCTCAATCCGTGAGCCACCAGATGATGTCCATCCAGGACATCACCGAGATCTCTGCTGCCGAGAAGCCCAGCTCCGCAGCCAGCCGTTTGGCCAGCTGCTTCTGGGTCTGCGGGTCAAAGCTCGTCGTCTTGCACCAGACGAAAATAGCCGGCCTGTAGACGGGTGTAGTCCTTCAGTGCCAACCCTTCGAGATCCTTCACACTGACTTCGGCCAGCGAGGCGAACAGATTCAGTTCACGCTGCTCATCATCGCCATCGGCGGTGAGCTGGGCAGCCCTGATATCTCGTACAGTCGGCGCCCGCAGGGTCAGCGTGTCGACAGTGACGCCGTTGCACTCACTCGGCTTGCTCAACTTGACGGCTACACGGTCGACGTCGACCTGCAGGAAAGCGCGGATTTTCTTTGTCATGGAAGTGTTGTCCTTATCTGTGAGGGGTTACAGGCCCAGGGCCTGGCGTTGCGCGGCGAGCTGGTCGACACCGTTGATGACCCGCTTCATGCCCAGAGCATCGATCTCGTAGACCACACGTCCGTCGACCTCGAGCTTGTAGTAGGTCACCGCGACGTTGTGCTTGATCTCGGCCTTGTCACCTGGCTTCCAGTCGCCCATGTCGACCTCTTTCAACGCCCCACGCAGGGTGACGATGACCGGGGTGATCTTGCCCTTGAGGCCCTTGTAGGCCCCGCGGAAAGTGCCGTTGAAGGCGGTGCCGTCAGCCAGGCCGAAGAACTTCAGCGACTCGCGGCGCACGCCGGTGGTGGTGAAGCCGGCTTCCTGCTTTTCCATGCCCTGGTCCAGCTCCACCGGCATGTCCATGCCACCGGGTCGATGCTCTTCCATCTTCAGGGTGAGCTTGGGTAGGGTCAGGCTGGGCACGTCGCCTTGGAAACTGACGCCATCGACGAACAGGTTCAGGTTGGCCAACGTTTCGGGAATCATTGCCATCGGGCTCGCTCCTTATGCGGCGGTGTCGAGGACTTCACGCAGCCACTGCTTAGTGACCTCGACGCGGAAGTTCGGGTTTTCGGCCGGCGGCACGTCGGTAAACCGGATGTTCCAGTACACCTTGCCTTGCTCCAGCTGGCTCTCGGTGTTCAGTTCAGGGTCGGCGAACACCTCAAAATTGATGATTGCGCCCTGGGCTTTCAGGTCGCGCATAAATGCTCGCAGCCCCTCGGTCACGTCGCTGACATAGGTGGCGGTGATCGATCGGTCGACAGCCCATTTGTGGCCGTACAGGATCGCGTCCATCACGATATCCATGGTCCGCACGCGGGTGACGAAGGCCCATTTCGGATCGCTCGATAGCGTGCGGTTGCCCCATAGGCGGAAACCGTCATCGCGGATAATCGTGGCGATGTTCGCATTGTTGAGCAGGTTGGCCCGGCAGGTTTCGTCACCGTCCAGAAACTCAATAGGCCGCGTGGTACCAGTGATGCCGACAAACTCCTTGTTCGAAGGCGAAGCCCAGAAGCCGTATTCGCTATCGGTCCAGGCAAACAAGCCAGCCACCCAGGCAGAGCCCGGCGCATCGACCGTGGCGGCCGCTATCGTGGCCCAATACTGCACGCCTGGATCAACCATGTACGCCCGCTTGGCGCCGAAGTTCTCGGCGTAGGCCATCACCGCCTCATCGGTGGTGTTCGGACCATCGAGGATGGCGAGCCCTCGCAGCTTGTCGGCCAGCGCGACCAGCGCGGTACCGACAGCCAGGGTCGCGCTGTGCTTGGGAGTCACCAACAGCCGCGGCTGAGCGTTGAACCGACTCTTGCCGTCCAGCAGCGCTTGCAGGCCGGTGCGCTTACCGTTGGCTTGTACGCCACCGATGATGGCCGAGGTCTGTTCCGCAGGATCATCCAGCTTGGCCACACCGCAGGCCACGATCACCGCCTTGGCTCGGATGTAGATAGCTTGGCAGGCTTTGGTCATCGCCGAGTCAGGCCCGAAGGCTGCCACTGCTTCGCGCTCATTGGTGATCATCACCAGGTCATTGGGCTGCGCGCTGTAGGCCGGCGCCGGCACGAAGGTGTCAACCAGGCCAATGATCGATGACGACGGTAGCGCTATGGTGCGCGCCCCGGTATCGACGTTCGTTACTGTAACGCCGTGAAAGAAGCCCATAAGAGTCTCCAGATACGAAAAAGCCTCGCATGAGCGAGGCTTTGGTGGGTGATAATTTCAAATGGCGGAAATGAAAACGCCCCGTCAGTGCGGGGCGTTTATTGAATCTGGTCAGCCAGCCAAGGCGGAGCTACTGGCCGATGCTCGGCCAGCGGAAACTCGCCATTTTCGGGCCAGTCGCGAAGCCCTCGGCGGTACGCCTGAAGCTCGCTGTACTGTGCAGGAGTCAATGTAGTTTCTGATCCGTCCTCAAGCTCGTCACGATGACGAGTTACAACAGCATCTGTTAGCGCAAGTTGCTGTGAGCGCCAATAGCGCTCAAGAGCGCCCAACCGCTCGGCTGTATCAATCTCAGGTGCCTGAACAATAACGACACGGCCAGCTTCGAATTTGAGCGACTCACCTGGAGCGCGATCCATCGCCGCCGCAAAATCCTCTGGCGGAACGTCGACAACATCGCCCGGTACATCCGTCATTTCGTAGCCAATATCATCAGGGTAAAACTGAAGATTGCTAGGGCTAAATTTCATGCTTACCTCCCAATGGCAGACCAGCGGACAGAGCAATCAACAGACCAGCTAGCAGCGGCATAAAATCCGTTAACGGTCTCCCCCGTGGTTACGATAGATACTGTTGAAACCCCAGCGCTATTGTGATTGGCGACAACGCCGAATAACTCGTTAGGAAATGGGATCGGAAAGGCGTTATACGTTGTCTTGGCAATCGAGTTGCCGAATGCACAGTGACTTGCATGACCACCAGCACCACCATCCCCCCACATACGAATCAGGCCATTTGACATCCGCTCATAACCATTTCTCGCGACCAGAGATTTACCGCCGCCTCCAACCACTCTGTATGACCCACCAATAACGATAAACTCGCACGCACTGTCACGAAGCCTGAAAGAACTAGAAGGCGCTTGCGCACTTACCCCCGTGAACGTTGAATTTGGTGCGGTCAAGGTCAAAACAGAAGCCGGCCCCACAGCCTCAATAAAAAAACTCACCCCCAAAGGAAGTGTGTTTGCGTCAGGCAACGAGTAGGACTGAGCCCCTCCAGAATTGAAGCCGATATATTTTCCTATATCGCTAACTGGAACACTCCCGCTGGCCGCCGAATATTCGGCGTATCCGCTGTAACCGCCCTTTGAAAGCTGAACGAACTCAGCATTTGCCACGAGTAGAGATTTATCAAATCGCGGGGGAGTCGGAGCTGTCGGAGTCCCCGAAAATGCCGGCGAATTGATTGGCGCAAAGCCTTGAGTGATGTTCTGAAACACCAGGGCCGTCGAACCGAGGACGATCGCGCCGTCTGTCACCAACTGCCAGCGCGTGTCGGCCAGGGTCGTACCCTGCTCGACAGATACAATCAAGGCCGAAGTAACCTCTGAACTGGCATCAGCATCCGCCGCCCGAGCCCAGGCACCCGCCGCCGCGACATACAGTCCGTTATCCTTGGCCACGGCCTGGCTCTTCACCAGTACTCGGTCGCCCGCCGCCAGGGCGATGCCGTCGATGGTCTGAAGCCCAGCCAACGCGATATTGGCCGTGGTGGCCACCCGGACAGACTGCTTGTTGTCGAGCTTGTACAGCTCTTCCAGGATCCGCTGATCGACATACTCGCGAGTCGCCAGCACCACGGCCGGGTCAATCTTCAGCGTGATATTGCCAGTGCTGGAAACAATGAAGTTCATCCGCACGACTTGAGTACGACCAGAACCTTGCGACAGCACAGGCTTGAAGCTCGGCGCACAGTTGGCCACCGCTACCAGATCCCCGTCAGCGTCATACAGACCGATTTCACGAATCCAATGCCCGCCCTCGTCCGCCGGGATAATCTGCTCGGCGATGATCACTGCCGGGTTGACCGGGTCAACCCTGAGCTGATTCAGCGGTCGCCGGCGCCATTCGTTAATCAGCCGTGTTTGCGCTGCATTGGGGATCGGGTCGGTATCGTTGGCATCCCCTACCCCCATATCTGTAATTTTCCAGGGAATGCCGAGCGCGTCGGCGTTCGCCTGTTTGGCCATGCCTACGTTCGTGAGGATGGCGAAAAACTGCGAATTCGCATCAATCATAATAAACGTCCAGGGTATCTATGGAGTGTTCGCGGCCGACCACGCCGAAAGAGCCGGTGACTTCAATGTCACGCATGACAGGCGGGTAAACGTCGATTTCGTCGCCTTCGTACACGGCGACACTGATGTTCAAAGCCCCTTGGGTTTCGAGGCTGATTGCGAGGCCGGTTAGGTGCCTGCTGACGGGCTTGGCGTCGTCGATCAGGCGCTCCAGCTCCTGATACATTTCTTCGGTGATTCCGGTCTCAAGCACACCGACCTTGAGCGCAAAGGTTCCAGGCACGCCTTCGGGCACGGTGTTGAACCACTCGATGATCTCGATCAGATAACCCAGCGGCTCGACCACACGCCGCAGAGCCCCGATGGTGCCTTTGTGCGCATGGATGTAATACGAGGCCTTGATCGCCGCCCGCTTGACCGGCTCGGTCCAGCTCGGGTCCCACCTGTCAACCGACCAGGCCCAGGCCAGGTACGGCAACAGATGAACCGGACAGGTGTCGGGGTTGCACAGCGTCCGAAGCGGGATCTCGGTCACTTCTTCCGTGGCGGCTTCAACACCCCGTTCCAACAGGGTGCTGTTCAATGGCAGCAGGCTTTTCATGTCAGCCACCTCGCGTCACGCTGATGTCCTCACACCAGGCCGCCTGCGCTTTGGTGGGACGAATATCTGACCACCCCACCAGCTCTACCCGGCTGACACCAGCAATGTGCAACTGCGCATCCACCCCTGACCGCGCTACTTCCAATCCCAAGCGGCGCCTGGGGTTCACCCATGCCCGCAAGCGCTGCTCGCATTCAGCGAGGATCGCTTCGTTCTCCGGCCCTGTGCCTGACATGTAAATGAGGGCCTCGACCCGATAAGTCAGGATCTGTGCAGATTGGACGGTGAGCCGATCGGCAACAGGGCGCACATCGTCGTCACTCAGATGCAGACGCACAGTCTCCAGCAGTTCAGGGGGCGCCAACCCTGTGCCCTCCAAGTCCAGCACTGTCACGATCACTTCGGCCGGGGCCGGGCTCTCTGCTGTGGCGTCTGCCACACGCCCCGAAGCATTGCGCGCATGCAGGATGTAGCTGTTCCGCGGCCCTGCAGTGGTGAGCCCCTCATACACCAGTTGCACACGCTCCCGCAGGGCATCGTCGGCCTCGAGGACTCGTTCCACCGGAGGCACCGCGCTCAAGTCCTCAGCCTGCACCACCAGCCGCTGCAGGTTCACATTGGCGGCCAACTGGTCGAGGTCAGCCTTCGTTGCATAAGCCAGTAGCAGAGACTTCGCAGCATCGTTGACCCGCGCACGGTTCTGCATCCGGCGGAACGCGCCCAGCTCGAGGAGCTTGGTGATAGGGTCACTCTCTAGCAGCGCATCCCACTTATCGCCCATGTACTCGCGAAAGCGCTGCAGCTCTTCACCGTAAATCTCCTCGAAGTCCAGGCTTTCCAACACCTGCGGCGCCGGGAGCTGAGACAGGTCCACTGCGCTCATACACTCACCTCCATCACTGCGCTGTCACCCAGGTACTCGCCGGTCAACTGCAAGCTGATCTGCCCATCGACAACGGCCACAACGCGCACGCGCTCCAGCCGTAGCCGCGGCTCCCACCGGCCCAGAGCACGGGCGACCTCGGCCTGTACCGCGCTCTTCCAACCCTCATTCACCGGCAAGTCCACATAGCGGCGTAACTGGCACCCATACTCCGGACGCATCCGCCGGCTGCCGACCGTGGTACCGAGAATGTCCTCGATGGACTGCCGCAGGTGCGCCAGGCCGGAGATCGGCTGCCCCGTTCGACGATCCATGCCGATCACGGTCAGGCCTCCTTGAAGTCGGGCCGGTTGCGCATGTAAGCCAAGCCAGGGGCATCATCGCCCGCCAGGGTGACCTGCCCCTGGACAACCTCAAGCACCAGCCAATCGGGCAGGACCAGCGTGCGCCGGGTGTACTCCTGGTCGATGAAGGTGACTGCCTCACTGGGTTGCGGTAAGGGCTCGACAACCTCACCGGCTTCTTTTTGTGTCTTGGCCATGGAACCTCCAGGCATAAAAAAGCCCGCGCTGGGCGGGCTCTGGTCAGTGTTTGTGATTTGCCGTGTTGCCGGCGGTGTCGATGATCCGGCCACCTCCGTTGATGTCGCCCGTCACCGTGAGCGGACCGTTGATCGTCACTTGGCCGGTCAGCGTGATTGTGTCGGCCTGCGCGCTGATGCTGCTGGACTTCGCCGTGATGGCAGCGTCCGTCAGTACAGCCTGCGAGGCGCCCACCTGAACGGTCACGGTGCCGCTGGGCAACTGAATGGTGTAGCTCTTGGCCTTCCAGTCGTAGATCAGCGAGCCGCCATCGTCGAAGCGCCAGGTTTCGACGTGGTCGCGGTTGTCCGGCTGGGCACCGGCGTTGCCGTACAGCCCCGGCACGAAGGTGCCCTGAGCGGGATCGCCGCTCGGGCTAATCAGGGCACCCTGCTCGTCCAGGCTCGGTGCCCGCCAGTGACGCGCCTTACCCGCCGCCTGGCTGTGCCAACGCACCCAGGCGCTGGTCCAGTCGCCGCCGTCCGAGACTCGGACCATGGCGGCGGCGAGGTCGACCGCGACTACCCGACAGGGGATCACCAGACCGGCCAGCATGCGGTCGTGCATTGCCGATGCGAAGCTCACTCCATGGCCTCCGGTGGCAGGTAACTGCCTTCACTACCCGGACCGGTGTCGGGAACAAAGCCCCAGACAATCGAACCCGGTGGCTGATTGGGCCATGGCCACTCTTCCGTACCGAGGTAGATGACCTGGGTCCACTCGACCACCCACGCAGCCAGACCATCCAGTTCTGGCCTGCTCCAGTCGGGCTCAGCGCGCACCAGCTGGGCCGGCTCAACCTCAAGCCCCCAGGTCTGCATACGCAACAGCACCGCCAACTGAGCAGCGATAAACGCCGCGACGTGCAGATGATCGTCATGCTCGGCACCGACAATCGCCCGTGCCTCGAAACGCGCCTCGATCGCCACTTCGCCCGTGCCAGGGTCATGCTCAGCGGGCTCGAACCCGGCAAGTTCCAGAACAATCCCAGGGACGGCGATGGTCTCAAGCATCCCTGGCATCGTGCCCACGTAGTGCAGGCCAGGAATGGCCTGAGCTATGGCCTCCTCCATCGCGGCGTACACCCTCGCCAGAGGGATCGGATCATCATCCATTACCGGTTCTCCGTAAGAGTTTGTGCATCTCGAAGTTCAGCTCCTGCTCCATCACCACCAGCAACCGCTGGTGCGCCTTGTTCGTCCATGACTCGAAGTGAGGCCTCACCTCCTCGAGCGAGATCTTGGCCTTGGCCAACGGGAAACGACTGTCGTTCTCGGCGATCCAGCCCGAGCTAGCCCCACCCGCTTTCGAAACCTCGCTCTCGGGATAGTCGCTCGCTCTGAAGTGCTTGCTGGCCGTGCGGATCCAGATATCCGGCGTGCCGCCGTACACCTGCCGATAGAACGCGCCCTGGTATCGACGCCCCGCCACCGAGACACCAGCGCGGGTCTGCCTGGCCCGGCCAGCACGGCTGGCCTCGATCGGATTGAGGCCGAACCAGAGCCTGCCCTGCCCGTTTCTGCCCACCGTGTAGGCCCGCAGGCGCTGCCGCACCGCCGCGATGGCAATGCGCTCCTGCTGGCCTACCGAACGAGCGACATGGGTGCGCAACCAGCGCAAGGTCTTGTTGATGACCCGGCGCTGGGCTGCGCTGACGGCCTTGGGTACCAACCCGGCAAACTGCTCGAACCCCTTCACTTGTCGAGGGTTCGCCTGCAGCGTTATCAGGCCGGTGTCGGAGGACTGCTTGTAATAGCTACCAACGTTCATCGAACCTCCCGCAAAGCGAAGTTGATCCAGCCCGTACCGTCCGGATCCCGCTTGGCGATGACGTATCGTCCACCGCCATCCGCAGGCGCAAGATCGCAGACCAGCTGCTGACCTTCCTTGATGCCCGCGGCGTCACCCACACGCACGGAGAAGACAGGTTGACGAAGGCCGGTGTTGATCGTGCCGACCTTTGGCTGCTGCCACGGCACGGACATGAACCCCTTCACCGGCTCGTCGAAACCCTCGATCTCGACCTCATCACCCAGCTCTTCCAGTAGCGCAGCATCCATACCCGCCACCTGATCGCGGAAGGCCACAGTCAGTCACCGCCTTCCTGATCTTCTTTCGGCAGCTGGCCGCGGCGAGCGATCTTGCCTTCGTCCACCAACAGCGTGGCGACCTCTTTGCTGGGCGGGTCGTAGACCTCGCCTTGGCGGATCACCTTGGCACCGTCCTGCAGACAGCCGTCCACCACTACGTATTCAGTTTTCGCAGCCATGTCACACCACCTTGGCGTAGAGGAAAGCATTCGGTTCCAGCATGCCGGCCAGAGGAGCCGACTGGAGCTTCAACCAACGCACGCTCGGCTCCTGGGTGACCCAGCTCTTAGGGAAGCGCGCCGCTTCGACCAGACCGCTCTCGATGGCTTCCAGATCCTGAATGGCCGCGTAGAGCATGGCGTTGCGGGTCGAGGTGGAACCCAGGATCAAGCCGCCCGCCGGAATGACCGGCTGCTCGTCGCCGGCTGCATCCAGGTACCACTCGTCATAGGCGTACAGATCGATGCCCGGATCGTTGAGGTAGCCGAGGTAGGTCACCCCGTCGGGCAGCTCCTCGGGCTTGATCAGGCCCATGTCCACGCGCCGGCTGTTCAGTTGTTTCAGCACCGTCTCGTTGCTCTGGAAGGCGTCCTGCGCCTCGGCGCTCAACACAGCTACGTTTGCCGATCGACCGGAGTCCTTGGCGATCCGACGGCGCCACTGGCGCATATTGGCGATCGGGTCAGAGCCCTCGGTGTTCCAACGACCGCCGACAAGCGTGACTTTGTGGGTGTCTTCCATAAGGAAGTCGATGGTGTCATCCACACCGTCGCCGACCACCCGGATACGCCCGGTAGTCAGCGCTTGGGCGCACATCCACTCCTCGCGACGAGTGATCTCGTCATCAAGGTCCACCAGGTCACGGCCGAGCAACTCACCGGCTCGCTCAAGCGGAGTGCGTGTCGAGAATGGGTTCTCGCCCGCACCGCGCTTCAGGATCAACTCAGCACGGGTTTCGCGCTTCGGCTGAATGTACGGCGGTTTATAGGTCGAAGAATTGATGCCAGTACGCTGCGACACACTGCCTGGCAGGGTCGGGTGTACAAACGGCGCCATCTTGCGCTGGCCCTTCACGATGTCGATGGAGACCGTTTCAGTACCGAAGGTCTCGGGAGCGCCGCCGTTGAAGAAGGTGTTCATGAGGAAGCGACGCGGTATCACCATCTGCTCGACGGCTTCCAGCATGGTCAGGGTGTCGAAAATGTCAGTCATGGGTGCTCCGATCAACGAATGAAAAGGCAGAGAGGACGCAGAGCGGCCTTCGCAGCGGCCAGGGTCAGGCCCTCGCCAAAGGTGAGTTGGCTGCCCAGCACCTGGCCGGTCAGACGGATCGGCGCGCTCTTGGCGCCGTCGGTGGTGTCGATGTCCTGGTCGAGGATCACCGCGGGCGCCTGCGAGCCGTCCTCGGCAGCGGCCTTGCACAGCAGGTACTCACCGCTGGCGGTGACTCTGCCCAGCACCGCACCGCGGGCCAGCTTCTGGCCAGTTGCGATAACGCCGGTGTCCATCACGATGGGGAAGTCGCCCGCCGAAAGCTGGCTCGGCAGGTAGGTCTTGCGTTCGGGGTTTGCCATGTGGGGCTCCTATTAGCGGCGCGAGGCGCCTGCAACGATTGCGCTGACAGCAGCCTTGCGTTCGCCTTGCTTGCCGTCAGTGGATGGAACGGCGCCGGTGACGCCTTGGGCATCGCCCTTGATGGCGGCCAGCGAAATGCCGCGATCCTGGGCGGCCTTGAACAGCACCAGGGCAGTGGCCTCGACCGAGGAACCGCCGTCGATGGCGGCCTCGATTTCCTTTTCGAAGCCCTTACTGGCCAGGGCGTTGATGCCCTTGATGCGCTCACGCTCGGCGGTGGCAGCCTCGGTGCGGATCGCCGCGGTGTCAGGCTGGGCCGCCTGAGCGATCTCAATGGTGTTGGGGTCGGTGCCAGCTGCAATCGCCGTGCGCAGTTCTGCCGTGGTAGTGACGGTGGTCATGGTGTGTATCCTTGGGGAGTTGAGGGCCGGCTTGGCCAGTTCAGTAATCAGGGATTCGAGCGAGCCCACGCGATGGGCCAGGCCGTGCTTGACGGCATCAGCACCGACGCGGATCCCGCCGTGATCGCCCATCTCGGGCACCTTCTCGGCAGCCACGCCGAGGTTGCGGGCAACCTTGCCCACGAAGACTTCGCCCAGGGCATCGATGGTCTCGCCCAGTTTGGCGCGACCCTCTTCGGTGTTGAGGTCCGGGCGCTTGTTGGGGGCATTGCGGCTGACGATTTGGTAACGGGTCCGCCCGCTCACCTTCTCGTTCTCGACTACCGCCTCAACAACGACGCCGATGCTGCCGGCCAGGCTGGCCTCGTCGATGACAATTTCGCTGGCCGCCGAGGCGATCCAGTAGGCCGCACTGGCTCCGATCCCGCCGATGTACGCGACGATGCGCTTGCGCGCGCGGCCGGCGTAGATCATCTCGGCCAGCTCGTTGATGCCCGACGCGACCCCACCGGGGCTATCGATGTTGAGTACGATCGACCTGACCTTGGGGTCATCCAGCGCTCGCTGAATGTCCGTGGCCAGGATCTGCGTGCTGGTCGCACCGCTGATCTCGGTGAACAGGTTCGCGTAGCGGAAGATCGGCCCAACGACTGGCACCACTGCCACGCCGTTGCGCATGGTCACCTTGCGGGTGTCCTCCAGCTGCTCGCCGCGCTTGGTCGCCAGCGCCACCGGATCGCCCATGCGGTCGGAGATGGTCAGCAGGTTGTCCAGCGCGTCGGGCAGCATCAGCCAGGGCTGCGAGGCAGCCAGCTCAAGTGCTCGAGGCATCTCTATTCCTCTTCGGGGTTGGGGTCAGGCGGGGTTTCGAGCCCGCTCTTGGGCAGGGCCTGCATGTTGTGTGTACGGCGATAGGTGACTTCGCGGGTTCGCTGACGAATGACCTGCTGCCAGGGCTCACCGGTCATGGCCGCCGTTTCCAGGGTCTCGTTGCTCACGCCGATCTCGATGCGCTTGCCGGCAGCGTTGGCTTCCTTGAGCTCATCGATGGCGCCACGGGCCGGGCCAATCCAGATGGCTTGGCAATAGGCTTTGCGCCTGGCCGGAATGTTGTATCCGGGCAGGTCGATCAAGCCCCTGGCCACGGCCTCATCGATGACCAGCTCGCGGCTCGGCTGGCAGAAGTCGCAGGCCAGCCACCAGCGGCGCAAGCTGTAGAAGCGCCAGGCCTGGAGCATCGCAGCACGGGCAGCGCTGTAACTGCTGCTGTAGTGCAACAGCAGCTCTTCCAGCGGCAGTTCCAGTGCCGCGCCGATTTCCTTCACCACCGCGGTGAAGAACGGGTCGAACTGGGCGTTTGGGCGGCCGGGGTTGGCCACCATCGGTTCCTCACCCACGCCGAGATCCACGATGGCGCCTTCACCCAGAGCCAGCGTGCCGTCAGAGCTGTCATCACCTCCGGGCTGTTCTTCAGTCAGCGCTGACATCGGTAGGTTGCTGGTGTTGAAGTCGTTGCTCTTCTTGATGAACACGGTAAACATCGCCGAGATCACGGCTGCCATCAGCTCGGCGCTGCTGTAGCGCTCCAGCTTCTGCAGGGGCTCCAGCACCGGGGACAGGTACGGTACGCCGCGCTTCTGTCCGGGCCGCTCCTTGTCGGCCATGACGTGTAGCACGCGACGCCGCCCAGTCTCAGCACCGAACACGGTCAGCCGCTCCCAATGCAGCGCCTTACCCGCCAGATGCTCACCGGGGTAGCCGGAACACACGTGGTACGCCACAGGTGAACCCAACCCATCGAACTCGACCCCTTCCACCAGGTCCGCGCGGTCCATGCCGCCGTTCGGGTTGCCAACACGGTCGGACTCGATCAGCTGCAGCCGCGTACTGAAGATGCAACCGGGGCGCTCTTGGTCCGGGCTGGCCACGAACACGTCACCCGCCACCATCGACGACACCAGCACCAGGGCTTGCAGCTGGTAATGGTTGAGTGTCGCTTCGGCGTCGCACTCCCTTGGGTCATCGGCATACAGCGACCACAACCGGTCCAGCTTAGCGTTGAGCTGTTCGGCCTCCTCTTCGGTCAGGCCCAGCGCTTCATGGTCGACCTGGGCGCGGCAGACCAGCCCCGTGCCCACGACGTTGGTGCGTAGCCGTGTGATTGCCGCGCGAGCCACCAGGTGGTTACGCATGGCATCACGCGAGCGCGCCACCAGCATGCGGCGCTCGCTCTGATTGAAGTCGCGCCGCGGACTGCCGAGGCCAGGCAGCCAGCTGGCTACGCTGCGCAATACCCGCGACGCGCCGCGCCAACGGGTTTCAACCCCACCGCCGCCGCCCTGGGCGACGATCTGTTGCCCATCGACCGATGCCCTGGCCACACGGATCGCTTCGGTCATCAGCTGCTCGGCAGCCGACTCCTGTTTTCGGAACGGCCACATGGTCAGATCCCCACGTAGGAAATGCGGTTGCGGCCCCGGCCCTGAAGCAGGGCCTGCTCTGCAGCGACCTCTTCGGCGTACTGTTTCTCCGTCAAGCGCAAGCTGTTGAGTTCGGCCAGCTGAACCTCGCGATCCTGCCGACGCAGCCGTTGGCCGTTCTTCAGGACGCGCGAGATCGCCGCCCGGACTTCAGCAAGGCGTTGTTGTGCATCTGTCATGGTGAACCTCGGTTAGCTGACGCGGCTCCGCGTGCCCCTGCCGCGCGAAACCACGCGACGAGGAACCGGTGCCACCGCCTGTTCAGTAGTGAAGAGGGTGGGCTGAAGCAGTTGCTGCTCCAGCTGGTCCCATTCGTTGTCACGCAGCAGGTGGGTCTTCAGGCTGCGGGCCGCGTGCAAGGCGTACACCTCGCAGTCCAGCGCCTCGTTGCGCCGGCCGGCCTTCTTCTGCCAGACCATCTTGCTGGGGTTGCGCGGGTGCGGCGCCAAGACTTCGTTGGTCACCTGCTCGTAGTAGTCCGCGCGGATCTCGCTGTACCAGTGCATGCGCCCTGGCCCGCTGCCCTTGAGGCGCATCCGGCCATCGATCAGCGTCTTGGCCTTGTGGGTGCCGACGATGAACACACGCAGGCCATACTTCGCAGCCTTGGTGTTGTCTTGGCTGGTGTCCGCTGACTGGGCCGGCTTGGTGAAGATCTCCCGGTCCCGACTGTCGATGGACGCGCCTTTGATCGCCATGATGTTGAAGCGCTGGCGATCCCGCACGTAGGTGTACACCGCGTCGCTGGTGTTACCGTCGGAGCTGTCGATGCTGACCGCCGACACGGCCAGTTGCGCACCGCTCTCGGTGGGGATCGGTGTGGCGATGATCCTGTCGAGCTCCGTCCACACCCCGTCATTCGGGTCGATCGGGTTGCCGGGCAGCTCGCCCCAGTACAACCGCCAGGACTCCTCTCCTCGCCCCCAACCCACGATAATCAGGGCAAGACGATCGCCCTGGACGTCGACGCCGACCGTGACCAGCAGCGTGCCCTTCGGGGCCGTCAATTCGGCATAAGGCTCGGCACGTTTCTCCAGCTCGTCCGTCTTCGGCGCGTTGCTCTTGTACTCGTAGCTTTCGCCCATCGAGCTGTTGGTGAAGGCGATCATCGGGCCGATGTTGCCAAGCGACGCCGCGTGTTCGGCCTGCAGCTTCTTCTCCATCAGCACTTCGAAGCGCGAGCCATGGAACGTGGCATACAGCTCGTTGAGGATGTAGCCGGCAATGCCGCGGAACTCGGCGGTGGCCTCCCAGCGTCCAAGTTTGAGGTTGGCGTTCTTCTGGTGGTCATCCCAGATCTCGCCGCAGTGAGGGCATGCGTAGTACGCCGTTTCCGGGCGGCGCTTGCCATACACCTCGTGAAAGTAGTGCTCGTCCTCGTCGCAGTGCAGGTGGTCGAAGCTCAGCGCATGCGCCTGGCCGCAGCCGTGGCACGGGACCAGGCCTACTCGCTTGTCCGATAGTTCCAACTCGGCATCGATCGTCGACAACCCCTTGATGGTCGGGGTGCCGCCGATGATGATCTTCGACCGCCGGAACGTCTTGAGGCGCTCCTTGGCCAGCTTGATGCTGTCCCCCTGCCCCCGCAGGTTCAGGTTGCAGTCGTCGGGCTCTTCGATGGCGACCCGTGGTACTGGCGTCGACTTCACACTGGCCGGGCTGTTCGAGCCGACCATCTTCAGGAAGCCGCCGGGGAACCGCTTGAAGTCCTGGCGCTGCTGCAGCTTGCGGCTACGCAGGTCAACTTTCTTACGCAGCCGCGGCGTAGCCTCGATCATCGGTTCGAGCTTCTCGCCGACATACTGCTTGGCCGCCTCGGCCTTGGGGAACAGGATCAGGATCGGGGACGGGTCAAGATCAATCCACTTGCCGAGGGCGTTGCCCAGCACGCCCGACGTCCAGGCCACCTGGGCCGACTTGCGGCCCACGATCTCGGCAACGTTCGGATCGTCCAGCGCCTCGAGCGGGCCACCGGGCCAGATCAGGTGTGGTGTCTTGTCGAACCGGTACTTGCCTGGCGTGGCTGACTCTTCGGTGGCCAGCCAGCGGAACCTGTCCGCCCACTGGATAATGGTCATGCGCGGAGGCGGCGCCCACTTGCGGCAGACCCGGCCCATTGCTTTACTCGCCGTCTTCCTCAAAGCCCTCCTCGTCGTCCGGCTCGTCAGGATCCCCAGCGAGCTCGTCATCCTCGTCATACGCGGACAACCTCCTCAGTATTGATTCGATGGGATCGCGGATCAGCTGGTCGTCGACCTGCACGCCGTACTGCGCAGATAAGGTCGCGGCCAATTCATCAGGGAAGGTGTTCAGCAGCTCGATCTTGGCGGCAGTGATCACTGCCTCGAAGCGCTCGACCATGTCTGCTTCTAACACCACTTGGCCGAGCTTCTTGGCCAGTTCCACCTCCAGATCATCGCCCCGCAACCTGTCATATCTGTCCCGGACGGACTCTTTTTTTCCGTTCAACGCGGCCTGCTGCATCAGCCATTCGATCACCGCCTGGGTGTCGTACTGGTTTTCGTTGCCACGCCCGACGCCGAATTCGATCACCGGCATGCCGCTCCTCTGCCACCGGCTCAAGGTCCGCTCGTCTCGACCAACGATCTCGCCCAGTTCAACCTTGCTGACTGTCTTGCCCATCACTAAGTCCTTGAAAAGACGGACATCCCTGCAAAAATCTCAGCTGCAGAGAAACCGCGAGTCTGCGCACCCGTGTAGGGGCGGCCTGGGGGGAGGACCCAAAAAACCGGCCCCCCACCCCCGCCCCCTGGCCGGGTCATTGCCCCGCCTCGCCATTGGCCGGCGGCACTTGCCCGAGGCCCAATCGCTTGGCGGCCCAGCGTTCGTACAGGCCAATCGCAACATCGGCGCCGGCCATGGCCGTCAGGCATCCGATTCCGCCTGCGGCAAGAATCGAAACCCCGGCGGCGTGCAGCAGCATGATGGTGCCAAGCCCGCAGACCACGCAGGCCCCCGACCTCAATGCCAGGCGGCGAATCAAGGACCAGCCCCGGGCGCCTGCCTTGTCAGCTCGCCACATCTCCCCGGAAACACCGCCGACCAGTGAAAGGACAATCACCATCCAGATCGGCATATCCACCAGCGCTTGCTGCTCGTTCGTCATTCCCCTGCCCCTTAAACGCAAAAACCCGGCGCAAGGGCCGGGTTTGGTGAGTGTGGTGCCTGCCGCTCTGCGGTCGCACCTATCGAAGATGGGTACTTTTTACAGGTCGATTCCGGTGGCAGCAAGCCGAATTTAATGCCACCCCCCAATAAGTGGGTAATACAGGGTGAATGTAGGGTGAACGCGGGAATATTCAATCCGTCGGCTATCAGAGCCTTCGGCTCTGTCTGTGCTGTCCAACCTTTTGCGGTCGGAGTTGGACAGCTACAGGCGCCTAAATTTGGGGCTCTGCCCAACTGTCCTACTATTAACTCTAACTTCTCGTGTAAAGGAAGAATTATTAATACACGCTTGCGCGCCCATGGCGCGTATGCGCTCCCGCTGCGCTCATGTATGTGCATGACGTGCGGGAAGGTTGGACGGTTGGACAGACCAGAAACAACGCGGCCCGCGCTTGTCCGGCTGCATTAAATTGCAGCTGGACAAGGCGAGCCAGTAGGACTGCGACTGGCGAAGCCAGGGCAGGAGTCAAGCAGCCATCCCCATCAACACCGACCATATGCTCAAGTGTGCGTCGTGCAGACGCTGGTAGTAGGTGTCGCGCCCGCAACCACAGTGGGCATACCGCAACCGCATATCGGATTCGTGGCTGCAGTAATGCTCGCGCACGACCGTGGCGAGTTGTTCGTCCAGGTGCTTGGTCACTATCAGTTCCATATCCAGCGAGCTTTCCAGCGGCGCCTTGCTTGCGCGTTTGCCGCGGATCAATTGACCATTGCTCTCCATCATCATCGCGACCATGTTACCACCAGCCAGTCCACCGCTGGACAGGTCGCTGTGAAGTTCCAGTGCCCAAACCTTCAGAAGTGCATCGATCTCCTTAATCATCGAAACAGGGCTCCTCGAACTTTTCCTGCACCAGGGCAGTCCGGCCCCATCCTGCGGGCTTCTTATACGCCCAAGGCCGAATACCACTCTTGGCTAGCGCCGGCAGACGCACCTTGCGCCATCCAAGCCGGTGCATGATCGCTCCGACTCGCATCTGCTCGGGTTTGCCCCAATGGCCGAAGTCCAGCTTCAAGGCGCCTGACAAAATGTCTGTGCCGGTAGCCGTCTCGCCGATCTGGGATTCTTCCAACCAGGTGAGAATCGGCCCTTCCCATTCGTCCACCACGAAGCGCTCCTCCTGCGCCTCAGCGAACAGTGGGGACTCATCCCGGTTGACCCACCAGATATCCCCGGACAGGTAGCAGAACATTGCCTCGGCCCACAGCTGATCGCGGATCTGTCGCAATAGCTCAAGCTCGACCTTGGTGCATGCAACCGGCCAATACCGCCGGTTACCCGTGGCGTCCTTGAGGTATTCGTCTTGGTTGGTCGTACCCACGAAAACACACTGGCGTGGCACGTCCATAGTTCTGCGGCCATAGCTCTCGCGGTAGGTGTCGGTCGAGGCGGAGAAAAACTGCTTGGCCTTGGTCGACTCAGCTTTGTTGAAGCTGTCCAGCTCGCCCAGCTCGACAATCCATTTACCGCGGATCGCCTGAAACCCATCCTTGTCGCCCAGGGCGAAAGGCGTGTCCATGAACCACTCGCCACCAAGGATGCTCATGGCGGTGGACTTGCCAGCACCCTGGGCGCCCTCAAGGATCATCACCGAGTCCGCCTTACAGCCCGGCTTCATAACCCGACCTACCGCCGAAACCATCCAGCGCTTGCCCACCTTCGAGCTGTACTCAGTCGGAGCAACGCCCATGACATCTGTCAGCCAGGAACCAAGCCGAGGCACTCGGTCCCACTCCAAGCCGTTCAGATAGTCACGCACTGGATGAAACGCATGATCATGGGCAACCACGCTGACCGCCTCAATCACATGCGTGGATTTGACCCGCAAGTTGTACTGCTGCGCGAGCCACTTCATTACCAGCATGTCGTCGATGTCTGCCCAATCGCCAACGCCACCACCGTAGGGCGCCGCTCGCAGCTTGACGATCTTGGAGCTGAAAGCGCTGAATCCGATTACCCCTGACCAGCGCTCATCATTGCCGAGAATCAACTCCACGTTCTGCATGTGCGCAATCAGTGAGCCATTCTCAGTACGGGCCAGTTGATCCTTCCAGCCACCTGCGGCCGGCGGCTTGACCACCGCCAACACCTGCCGGCGGACGGCCTCCAAACCTTCTGCACAGTGCAGGTCGTTGAAGTCCGTCCATTTATCCTCGCGATCGCCAGAAAAGATTGGCACCACCACCTGGCCACCGACGACCGTTGCAGCGTTGTTGGCTTTCTCCTCTCCGGGGTTCCAGGGCTCGCCGTTCGGGCGCTTGGTCTTCCAGTCATCGTCTCGGCAGATAATGATTGGTCGGCCCGGGAAACGCTCTCGCATGGCCTTGGAAACCGTCATGAGGTTGCCCGCATCGAAAGCGATGGCCACCGAGAGAGAGGTGGCCATATGCAGACTGGCGCCCGTTGCGTAGCCCTCACAAACCAACACTGGCTCACCTGGCTCAGGGTGCGGGCCTATCAGGTGGAAAGCGCCCTCCTTCGACATGCCATAAGGCCAATAGGACTTGTCACGACCGGTATCTGGTTGGGGGCCCGGAAAGATCACCTGCAGGCCGACGATCTGATCCCGAACGTTGCACATCGGAACGAGAACCGCCCCAGTGCGCGGCGCATAACGCACTTTGAAACCGACGATTTGCTTACGGTCCAGATACGCGCTCTTACCCTTCTCCGGCATGCGCTTGAACATGCCCGCCGCCCGGCTCGCCGCTCGCCGAGCAGCATTGGCGGCAACCTCAGCTGCGCGGCGCTTGGCCTCCTCCTGCCGAGCGCGCATAACCTCGCGCTCCTCGGGCGACATCCGTCCGGCCTTGACCTTGATCTTCTGCGTTTCACCCGAGCGCCAATCACCAAAGCTACCGAAGATCAGCGTGTCGCCTTTCTCCGTGCGGTGTTCGTGCACAACGTACCAACCGTTCTTTTCCTTGCCCTTGTCCTGTGAGGTTTTACAGCGTGTCAGCTTGCCGAATACCAGCGGCTGCGCGGGCTCAAGGCCGTAGTCCGCGAATTGTCCCAATACCTCATCGAGCATGCCGAGCCTCCCGCGACTCATCGATGGACTGACAAGTTACGCAATGAGTGCAACCCGGAATGGCAAGACGGCGAGCTTCTGGGATTGGTGCGTCACACCCCTCACAAAACAGAAAAGAAGCGGCCGCCAATATCGGCTTGGCGGCACTACGAGCGGCAAGAGCTTGGTCGATACGCTCCTGCACAAGGTCGTTGGCAAAGTCGGCAATATCAGCCATGAGCAGCACCCCGCGTTGTCTGGTTGACGTACGTGGCGCGGTTGAACAATCCCAACAACCCCTGAATCCCGCGGAACACCTGCAGGCGGATCTCGGCCAGCTCGCTGTCTGAAACAACGCCATCGCCGATGCTCTTCGCCCAGGTATCGGCCAGATCGGCTACTTGCCGGAAATACGTGGCAATGCCGGTGGTCAGGGTTTCGGGCATGTCGTTGGTGTAGGTCTCAGCCAGCTCCTGCCAGATCGTGTCGCCAACCAGGGCATGAACGGCATCCAGAATCCGGCGATCCTTGGTCAGCTCGAGGATCTCGCCGAACTCCTGAATGTTCACTGTGTGGCTGGGATGAGTGGGAGACAGCTTGTGCTGCAGCGTCGTGGAGTTTCGGCCGGTGGTGGCGGCGATGGCTGCTGCGCCGCCGGGGTAGTCCCGTGCGGCATGGTAAAGCGCTAGATCGAGCGGCAGGACTTCCCGCTGCGCCCGGTCAATACAACTCAGAGCAATTCGGCTCATGGCATTAATCCCATTAAGTTGCCAGTGCCGCGCGACATGCAGTGGTGATACATTTGCCGCGTGGCTTGAAAGGGCCCAAAAGCCGGCTAGGTCCGCAAGACCGACACCGGCACCGTGCCGGGGCAAGCGATCCGTCGCTCACCCCTGGCGCAACAGCTGCCCTATCTGTGGTGGAGAAAGGCAGCAACCCAAGGCTTCCAAGCCCTGGAAAGCGCGGTAAAGGAAAGCGGTTTGCATGTGGTGTGCCCGCCTACCTTTATCGCGACCCGACAGCGCTGTGGTGGTGCGTGCCGGGAGGAACTGGGCGGCCTATAGGTCGCCTTTTTTCTATCTACGCTGCAGCTTTCTGGGGAGCCGAAGAGTTCAACAACCAAGCGGCTTGGAAGGCGTTGCCTTTCCGCTCTGCTGCAGTAGCCAAAAGCTCAGCGTATTGGGTTTCGCCGGTGTAATCAGTGCGCGGCAAGCACGCAGACTGCCGCCACTTGTTCAATGCTTGGTAGCTTCTATTGCATACCTTGGCGGCAGCCCCAATGCCGCCTACGGCTTCAAAAGCGAACGCGATAGCGCTCGGAAAATCTGCGGGGTCCAACATGACAACCTCCATTTATCAACTTACGGTTGATGTTATAGATCAACTGACTATTGCGCAACCTTTGTGACACTCTCAACCTATGGTTGATAAAAATACATTCCGCGCAGCTTTCAGCGAGCGCCTACACGAAGCCCTCAACGATGCCGGCGTACGCAGCCGGGGCCGCGGGGTGGATATCCATCGTCAGTTGAAGAGCTTGGGAGTGGACAAGACCACACAGGCCATCAGCAAATGGCTGAACGGCGAAGCGATGGCCGAAGCAGACAGCATGGCTGCGCTTTGCTCATGGCTTAAAGTTCGCCGGGAATGGCTGGAATACGGAGTTCTGCCGAAAGAACAGACCGGCGAAAATAATGTTCGCCAGCTGATTGTTAGCGATGGGAGCAACGTCAGGGAAATCAACCAGCGCTTTGGCAAGGTCCCGCTAATCTCTTGGGTGCAAGCTGGCGCATGGTGTGAGACGGTCTCAAACTTTGAGGCTCACGATGCTGACTCCTGGTTATCCTGCCCTGTCCCGATCAGTAATCATGGGTATGCGTTGAAGGTGCTTGGAGACTCAATGACGAATCCAGGGCCGGGCCGTAGCTATCCCGCCGGATGCATTATTTTTGTGGATCCTGAGGCGGAATCCAAGACTGGGGATCGAGTAATTGCAAGAGTACCCCGCACCAATGAAGCAACTTTCAAAGTTTTAGTAGCGGATGCCGGACGGCAATTTCTGAGACCGATCAACCCTCAATATCCAATCATCGATATTACCGAAGAAACGCATATATGCGGAAAGGTTGTAGGTTCTTTTACCCCTGAGTGAAGCAAAGAACAAACCTATGCTCCGAGAATATCTTTATAGCACTCTATAACCTTCAGAACCCCCTCATAGTTATTATGACGCCTCCAATTCCAGAATCTAATATCACCAGCACTCATCGAATATACATATCTCAGAAACTGGGAAGGTAACTGCGGATTGTTGCATAGAAAAGTTTTCCCCTTACTATCCATATACCACACATAACCTTGATCACTGTCTGCATTCACGTACCAACTTGCCCCCCCCTCTTGAAAGTCCACTTCATCAAATAAGCGGCGCTCAAACTCCTCAGACTCATAGACACAGTGAATATGAGCATGAACTATACACCCGCCCGAGTGATTAGATTGAACTCCTGCACCGCTTTCGAAGAAAACTAAAGTCCTACCATACTTCAATGTCATATATGTCGAAAGAGCGCTAAGAATTTCGCGGACTTGGGCCAGCTTTGATTCAGGGACTACAGAAAAATTATTTATGTGTAATTTCGGAACGATCATCACGTGCGAATCGTTAAGCGGCCCTAAGCTTGGTAGAACAACGAAGTCTCTACTTTCGTAGATTATATTTTTGCGACTATCAATAAGTGCTTGATATCTAGGATCACACCCATCGAGTATCCCCAACTGCAGTTCTTTGCATACATTACACTTGTTCATTGCTTTCACTTCCATCTGTACCTTTTTTCTTTATCTTCGGCAGAAACTCTTCCGCCCAAGCAGCTAACCGACTTAATACCAAATCGGAAAAGTACCCAAAAATAAAGCAGATTGAAAAAGCAGCACCGGCCGCACTGGAGTTCTTCAATACAATAGGAAATATTCCTGAAGAAATCAAAATATATGTAACAAACGCCACTAAACATGAAAGAAAAGGGGTCAATACTCTCCAATAAAACTTATGACATTGCCACAAATACTTATATTGATCATCCTTCCCCCTTGCTGTAACCCTGTAGAACCATTTCGCATCGTACACCCATCCACCCAAGAAACCACCAAACAAGGCATAGACGAAAACTTTATTATTATACTCCACCCTCATAAAACCAAACTGAATTAAGAACATAATGATGGCTACCGCGACCAACAGTACCACCAAATACCAGAACTCAAATATTATTTGCCCTTTATTAGTTTTGAAATAAGGAACACATTCTCTACCACCAATACCCTTATCTCTATCATCATTCGCTTCATTTGACATGGCAGCATCCCTCTCTACAAGTCACGTGTGAAAATACAGTCGCGCATCTTCAATCACCCATCAGACAGATATCAATCGGAATTTCGAAAATCCCCCTTACCACTCATGACCCTGCTGTGAGGCGAAGGAGGTATTACCGACTGAACGCAAAAAATCAACCAACAGTTGACATTTAACAACCTTGAGTTGATATTCCCCTCACTCTTCCACCACAGAGCGAGGCAATACCATGCACACCACAGCAACCCTGCACGTCCACCCAGCCGCTGCTGATCCATCCCGTACCTTTGAAATCCGCCGCCTGGCCCGTGAGGCCGGGTGCGAATTCGTCGCCAGCAAACCCAAGCAGAAACCCCGCGCCACCCCCTCCCCCTTCGGACCGAACGGCGGAGGGCATGCAGCATGAGGAAGTACAAACTCGACAACCGCACGCTGCAGCTGCTGAACGCCCAGGTCAATCTGACCGAAACCTTTACTCATACGCTCCGGTCCACCCCGCGGCGTGATGTGCTGTCGTTCCGCCTCAAGGTTGAACGTAGCCAATCCGACACGCTCTTCACTGTCGAGCTGGGAAGCGAACGCCACACGCTCACCCTGCCGAACGAAAAGAAGATGCACCTCAAGCTGGCCGACTTCATCGAAGAGATCGTTAACGGCCCGTTCGACCCTAGCAACCCGGCCGATCTGCTGACACCTCATGCAAGCCGTCGCTTCGGCACCTTTGAAGCGGAACAACGGCAGCAGGTATTTGAGCTGGTACGCACAGGCGGCACTCTCAGCTTGGACATGGGGTTCGACCTCCCCATTCAGCTTGCCCTCCATCGCAATATCACGCGCAAAGCCGTGACGACAATCATGAGCATTGGCGTGAAAAAACCTCGCACCAAATGCTTCACCGTGTTCGGTAGTGACACCGAGATGTACGAGAAGATCGTCGAATCCATCAACCACCTGGCTGCAGTCGCAACTCCTGCAGCACACGCGGCATAGGGGGCGACCATGGAACGCGACCTCGCAAAGACCGCCAAGTACTTCGGCATCACCCGCCCAACGCTGATCAAGCTCATGCGCGAGAAGGGCCTGCTCAACGACAAAAAACTGCCGTCCTACCCCCACCGGGACCGGGAGTACTTGAGCATCAAGAACGGCCAATGGTGGCACCCGGATTTCGGGATGCAGTACAGCCAGTCCACCCGAGTGAAGCAAGCCGGCCTGCGCTGGCTAGCTGAACAGTTGGGGCTGGAGATGCCGGAGATCCCGGCAACTCCAGACCGCCGTGACGTGGCCTAGGGAATACGCCCGCCAGATCTTAGCCCTGAGTACCAAAGAGGAGCGCAACGCCGCGCTCCTCGAAGTACCAGAACATCTGCGCGAGCTGACCAAGACGCACTGCCTGAATGCCTGGAACCACCCAGCTCGCCACAAACGCAAGGAGGCCCAACAAAGCCATGAGCAATAACAGCCAAGCACCACTGCGACTGCACCCCGCACCGGATTCATCCACTGTCGAGCTGCTCTACCGAACCTTCGGTGACGTGTTGATCCCCCTGGAAAGGCTGCGCGAGCAGTATTTCCGCAACCTCAACAAAGAGTCGTTTGCGGCCGAGATCACCAGCGGCCGGATCGAGCTACCCGTCACCACCCTGGACAGCAGCCGCAAGGCCCCGAAATACGTACACATCCGGCATGTCGCCGCGCTGATCGACATCCGAGCCTACAGAGCGGATGAAGACATGCCACGCACCCAAACCGAAGTAAACGAGTAACCCAACGGCCGCCACCACCGGCCCAGCAAAACCACCAGGAGCACACCACATGACTGCGACTCAAATCTACGCCCTGATCGGCCTGACACTCGCTGCTGCCATGCTGATCAACCTTGGCTATTTCTTCGGCCGAAAAGATGGCCAGGCGAAAGGCCTGCAGGAAGGGAAAGAAATCACCCAGGCGGAATGTGCCAGGGCCATCAGCGAACTACAGGCATCCCTGCAATTCATCCGAGCTGATCACCTGCAGTTGGCCCAGCTCTGCAAAAAGCTCAAGGCGAGCCAGACCTTCGGCCGGCAAGAACGTGACGTCCTGCTGGACGTCGCCGAAAAGCTGCGGATTGCAGCAGCAACCTTTAACGCGCTGCGCACTGGCAAGACCGTCGCCCGCGAAACACTAGCCCTGCGCGACCAGGTCCTTGCCATGGCCGAGCTGCTGGAGCCTGCAGCGCAGGAGGACGCAGCATGAATCGCTCAACCCCAATGCTGCGCCTGAGCCCCCAGGCCGCTGGCGAGCTGCAGCAGAAATGCACCAAGGCCATCACCGAGCTGCAGGAGCTGGCGCGGCTTCGTAAAGAGTTCGACCGCCAGCTGACCGAGCGGATCGGAGCCGACGTAGTGCGCCAACTGCTCAAAGACACCAAAAACGCTCTGCTGCTGGCAGATCTCGTCAAGGAGGCCGCATGACCCGGACTCCCACCCACACCGGCAAGCGCTTCACCCAGCGCCTGATGGACCAACTCGCTATCGAAAATCGGAGAAAAGCGGCATGAAGATCGAACAGAAAAACACCCAACCCATGCCCGCTTTACTCTGCAACGCTTGCGGCGTCGACGCGCAAAAAACAAAGAGTCTCTGCTGCGAAGCAGCAGGCATTATTGACCCTGTCAGCGCCACTACCGAGGCACTTATACCCCACGAAAAGCTGCGCGAGGCAGCCAGTGTTGATGCAACGCTAATCGCTCGGGAACGCCCGCCCGCGCAGCCTGCTGTGGGGTATAAGCCCCTCTCTCAGCGTGATGAAAGGGCCGAATTCGAGAGGGAATTTCCGGTTCCGGAAGGCCTGCAGTACTGCGCAAACCGTGACACCTACATTCGGGCAGCCGGAACGAGCCCATCCAACAAGTTCGCCCGCGAGCACTATGCATACCGAGCGGGTTTTGCTGCTTGGATGCGCCGTGCCTGGAAACCGGTGTCCAGCCATGCTTCTGCAAGCGAGACTGAGCGGCTGCAAGACGACCTCGGCATTTACCAGACGGGCTATGCGCTGTTGAAAGAAGAGCGCGACACCCTACGTGCCAAGCTGACAAAGGCTAGCCAGATCGGTATCGAGAAAAGCCAAGAGGCGAAGGCATATTTCGCCCTACTGAAGCGAATCACCGGTAGCAACAATCAGGACTCGCTACGAGCTATTGCCGAGGCGACTACCCTGCTCGCCAACTCAGAGCCTTGCGTGCATGAGTTCATCCCATTCACCAAGAGCTGCAGCAAATGTGACGAGCCGTACAGCACAGAGCAGAGCGCTCCGAAATACCAGACCTGCAATGGCACCTGCCGAGTGCGAGTCAGCGGCCAAGGCGCAGCATTTGGTGTGACCAACCGCTGCTGGCATTGCCAACCGTACGGATCGACCGCGCATAACGAGCACGCCAAGCCAGTGACAATATCGTGCATCCGGGAGTCCATGGAGGAGTCCGCCAGCAGCGGAGGCGTCGCTGAACTTCAAATTGGCGCAACGCATGTGCGCGTCACTTACCACGGGATCAAGTGGCACCACGACAGGATGCGCAATGGACGGTGGGAGCCGCTGGCTATCGAGGAGTTTGACGAGATCCTCTGCTCCACCCTGAAGCACGAGGTGAGTCATGACTGAAGCGCGCCCACTCACCAGGCCACGTATGGCCACCCACAGCCTTGACCTGCCTGCGATGTGCGACATCTGCGACAGAGCGCGTTCGACTCGCCACCATGCCAGCTGCAGCAAGATCCGGCAGAAGCGAAAGAACGTCGAGTGGGAATTCTACATGGCCAACGTGGCCGCAAAGAAACTCCAGAAGGCGAACCGCCTGCGCCCCCTTCGGTAAGTCGGAGAATATTTTATGGCCAAGCCACAAGTTAAACCCATCCACGAAGCAAACAACCAGCCTTACGAGGCTGTGCAACTTCTTATCACACCCGCAGTGTGGATTCGGAAAGAGTTGCTGTTCCCCATCTTCGGACTGAGCACCGAGGCCGTGCGTAAATATCGCGACCGAGGCATATGGCTGGAAGAGAAACAATGGCGTACCGACCCCGCTAACGTCATTGTTTACAACCGTGTCGAGATTGAGAAATGGATGGCCGGCCAACCATGACGGAGAAGATCGGGGAGAAGATGCCCACAGGCGTGGAGCCGAACGGCAAGAAGTTGCGCATCTGGTTCATGCTCCACGGGCAGCGCTGCCGTGAACCAGTGCCCGGTATCGTCAAAATCAATAAGGCATCCATTGCCTACGCTGACAACAAACGCCGGACGATCCTGACCGAAATCGCAGAAGGCCGCTTTGACTACGCCGCGCACTTCCCCGACTCGCCGAGGGCGGCGATGTTCTCGGGCACTGGCGGCCACTCGACGAAGCGTACCATCAAGGAAGGCATCGACCGATGGCTGGAGGTACAACGCGCCCTCCGCGCCACCAGCACGGTCGACAACTACGTCAGCAAATCCAAACACGTAGACACGAAGTTCGGTAAAAAACGCATCGTCGATATCAGTAAGAGCGATCTCGAACTGTTCCAGGCGCAACTGCTCAAGCAGGGCCTGGCCCCGAAGACCGTGAATGACATCTTCACTATTGTGCGCGGGGTCTGGGCCGACGCCTTCGGTGATGGAATCCTGAAAGCGAATCCCTTGGACCGGATCAACAACGTCAGTACTGATTCCGACTCAGAACACGCCGACCCTTTCAGTCGCGAAGAAATTGAGCTGATTGCTACGGGCGACCCAGAGCGCCTGGCCGATGCTCGCATGCTCGCCTTCAACTGCTGGACCGGCCTGTCGATGTCGGAGATCATCGCCCTGGCCCTGGAAGACGTAGACCTCATCGCCGGTACCATTCACGTGCGCCGAGCCCTGGTCGTGGGAGAGTTCAAGGTGCCAAAGGAACGATCACGGATCCGGATCGTCGAGCTGATAGATCCAGCCCTCGAGCTGATGCGCGAGATTGTCGCTGCTGCCCAAGCTGCACCGAGTATTGAAATCAAGGTCATGCAGCGCGACAACATCACCGCGAAGAAACAGAAGGTCAGGTTCCTATTCCGCAACTCAAGAAGCAGCATGCTCTGGAACGGCAAGACCCTGAGCAAGTGGTTTACCGCTCACCTGAAAAAAATCGGGGTCCGGCACCGCGGTGCCAACCAATGCCGCCACACATTCGCCAGCCAGATGCTGTCGAGCTACGTCCCTATCGAGTGGGTTGCCCGCCAACTGGGCCACGCTGACACGACAATGGTAAGAAAGCACTACGGCCGGTGGATACCCAATGACACCAAGAGCATGGCAGGCATCGTTTCAAGAATGCTGGGCTTTAGAGAATGACCCAAAAAAAGCCCGACGCTGTCGGGCTTTCATTACTACAGAACTTCAAACTCTGTGGAGCTCATCATCGCTTGACCTGCTGGTAATCTTCCCTTCAGCTCGATCAGAAATCGTTGATTTAGCGGTGCTGGTGCCGGGTTGATTTTCTTTACAACAGCACAGAGAAATTTCTGGTCATCGCTCTTTCTGATTGAGTGCAGGTCAGGTAAGAGATACCGAGGAACATAACCAATAATTTGTGGTTTATTAATGGTTTGCAACTGGATTGCCCACCCTGTGGCGGGGTTGTTAGCCTCAAAACAAATTCTCAGTTCTTCCCCTAGCTTGAGATTGCTCATCGCAAGATTCGACGACTCATGCATAAACCGACTGCCATGAATGAAGAAACTACAGACGAAGTCTCCTTCAGCCGAGGTCGTTAGCAGAGGAAAAATCTCTAGGGTATCTGTCTGCCGAGAACCGCCTGAGATAGACAGAATACGGAAAGGGTCTGCCTTATCCTCTAAATCCATTCTTTCGACAATTTCAGAAAAATCCGAACGTCGAGGATTGGGGATACGATTCGAAAATACCGAGAAAAGCTCAGATGATGTGTAGGTTTCACCGAGGTCAGGAAAAGCCTCGAGCGCGCTAAATCCTGCTACTGACTTAGCGATTTTGGCACCTTTCAGATAGCGAAAAGTGTAGCGTTCGCCACCGTTGCAGACCCGATCAAGCCGACCAATTGGAAACCAATTGACCTTCGGAGAGGTAGCAGCCTCAACCGTGTATCCTGATCTCCATGCTAGAAACAAAGTGTTCATCATCTGATTCCTGTCAGCTCACGGTAGGTATACCTGAGTAGGTCGGACGTAAACTCTCGGCACGATTGCTCAATGCAATCGTCTGGAATCTCGTCTAACAGCCTACAGAGCTCGTCAATTTCAATCCCTGCCAACCGCTCAAGCCACGGAGTGATCATCTCAGGCCAAACTCCATGGGCCAATCTGAGCAGTTCTAGGGGATTAGTCCCTTTTGAACCAGAGGAATTCCAATAAATCGCTCCCCTAGCTTTATTTACATACCATTCACCACGGTTGGCAAGCCCAGAACGCAACCAAGAATCAATTTTCGCCGGGCTCAACTCTCTCCCTAGCGATGACGCATGATCGAAGGATGGACCAATACTGTGCTTTACGCCATCTGGCTCCCTGGTTCGGAAGACACACCAATTTTCATGATGCCGGTCTACGTTCACGATTAAAGCGTCCAACGTGATCATCCCACCCAGAGCAACCGCAGCCTCGACTCTTGCCTCTTGGGTAGGCATCAACAACGAAACTGTATATAAAATGTTCTCAAGCGTATGAGTACTGAGTCCATAGTTCTTTGCTTGGTCGTAACCGGTAATAGCACCGGCCAACAACTCGTTTCCATGCACAAGCTCAACACTATCTGAGAGCTGGGCAAATCTTCGACTGAGACAACCTGGCTGCCCATTAAAGGTCGCTAGCTCAACATCAGCGCACGAAACCCCAATGACCTTCGCAATCTCACTGGCTAGCTTCTCAGACCAGTGCTCTCCGGCATAACCCATGCCAGAACGCCTTGAGTGCTTAAACAACCAAACATCGCCATTGGGGGGAATAGTCACCCAGAATTTGGTTTTCGTCCCCATCCACTCCTCATCGACAACCCAGTCTTGCTGGACTTCAATCACGTCAAACATGAGGTCGCAGGTTCCTTTTGCGAAAGATTGTCGAACACTTCCTGATAAGGCGAGCCAATTTACATCATCGAGGCTATTAAGAAAGCCCAAAAGACGAACGGCTCAAATCCCAGGATCAGTGAGCCTAGCGCGGCCCTGACCGGCGCTCAAATGCCCTAAAAATGCCCTAGACCTTCTCTATAGAACGAAAAAGCCCCCGTAATCTTCAACGATTACGGGGGCTTAGTCTTGTTCAATAATGGCGGAGAGATAGGGATTCGAACCCTAGGTACCCGCGAAGGTACAACGGATTTCGAATCCGTCCCATTCGGCCACTCTGGCATCTCTCCAACGGCGCGCATCATAACAGCACCTTTGCCCGAAGCGAAGCCCCTCGGGCAAATTTTTTCCGTGCTATCAGTCGGTTGCGTCGATTACAGCGGTACGCCCAGACGGTTTGCGACTTCTTCGTAGGCTTCGATCACATCACCGAGGCCCTGACGGAAGCGGTCCTTGTCCATCTTCTTGCGGGTTTCCTTGTCCCACAGGCGGCAGCCATCCGGGCTGAATTCGTCGCCCAGGACGATCTGGCCGTGGAATACGCCGAACTCCAGCTTGAAGTCCACCAGCAGCAGGCCGGCATCGTCGAACAGCTTGCTCAGGACTTCGTTGACCTTGAGCGACAGTTCTTTCATGCGTGCCAGTTGCTCGGCGGTGCCCCAGCCGAACGCCACGACGTGGGATTCGTTGATGAACGGGTCGCCCTTGGCGTCGTCCTTCAGGAACAGTTCGAAGGTGTAAGGGTTGAGTTTCAGACCCTCTTCCACACCCAGGCGCTTGACCAGGCTGCCGGCGGCGTAGTTACGCACGACGCATTCGACCGGGATCATGTCCAGCTTCTTCACCAGGCACTCGTTGTCACCCAGCAGTTTGTCGAATTGGGTCGGCACGCCGGCCTCTTCGAGCTTCTGCATGATGAAGGCGTTGAACTTGTTGTTCACCATGCCTTTGCGATCGAGCTGCTCGATACGCTTGCCGTCGAACGCCGAGGTGTCGTTGCGAAACAGCAGGACCAGGCGGTCGGCGTCGTCGGTCTTGTAAACCGATTTGGCTTTGCCACGGTAGAGTTCTTCACGTTTTTCCATGATGGGCTCCGCTTGCTAAGTAGGTGGGCTAGGCGATGTGGCGCCAGTCGAGCCCTGAATCTTGATCGGCCAGTTGCAGCCAGTCCGGGTCGCA